CTCCGCAGTTTTTGATAAAAAACATGGTGATGGTAAGTTCGAATCATATAGTCCAGAGGCTCGTTCAGCGATGCTGGATCTTATGTACAATGCCGGAACGGGCGCAATGGAATGGAACGACGTAAAAACATTTTTGGATGCGTCAGAAAAAGTCGGGACTGAAGACTATGGTCCGGAAGTACAAGAGGATCTCATCAATTTGACACAGACAGAAAATTTCCTCATGACATTAGACGACGGTACGAAAACATTCCCACGAGGTCTACTAAAGAGACGACTTCTCGCATATAACATGGTTGCACCGGAACAAGATCAAGCAGACAGGATCGAAACCTTAGGAAGAATGGAAGATGGGAACCGAACAGGAACAATTTATAACATCTACAAAGCAGACGGCACACTTTTGCAAACATGGTACTCAGATGATAAAACTGAAACGTTATCCGCAGACCTACGATCAAATGGCACCCCTTACGGCGACGTACCAGTAGAGTAACATAGATGCCTTGGCGTAATGTAGGAAATGTGGTACAAAAGAAAGTAGGCGGTAAATGGAAGAAGCACGCCAAGGCTTCCTCCATTGAGAATGCCAAGAAAATGGTCCGAAGACTTTATCAAGTCGAGGGACAGAGCAAAGGAACCAAGTAGATGGAAGGCAAGATCCCCAGTGGCCCCGGCGCTGTAAAGAAGTCAACCGATTGGTCAAAGACTTCTTCAGCCGATTGGAACAGCAGAAAGCGTCTATCAATGCTCCGTGGTGACCCCAAGAGCGATTATAATGATAACGTCAAGCCCACCATGGCCAACAGAGCTTCATATACCGCCAAGTAATTTTGAATGTTTGAAGACCTCAAACTGGAGATTCGACAGGAACTAGACAGTATCCGATCAAGTCTCTCACAGGGTGTTTGTGATACTTATGCAGAGTATCAGCGCATGTGTGGAATAATCCACGGTTTGGAACTTGTTATTTCCATGTGTTCTGATATTGAGAGAAGACTCACCCAAGCTGACGAGGATGATTTTTAAGTAACATGTTTGAACCAGAGCTAAGCAAGTCAATTCTTAATGATGATTGGCTTTCAGAAACGAATATTTCTGATCCAACTCCCCTTCCCAAGATCCCCGGTTATCGTATCCTGATTCGCCCTGTCCCCATTCGGTCAAAAACCAAGGGTGGTATTCTTCTTCCAGACAAGGCCAAGGATGACATGAAGTATCTGACCACGGTTGGCCGTGTTCTTGCTGTAGGTGATCTTGCCTACGCCGATCCTGACAAGTTCCCCCGTGGTCCTTGGTGCAAGCCGAGTGACTATGTTTGTTATGGTAAGCATACAGGTGCTAAGTTTCTATATAAGGGTGTCAGACTAATCATCTGCTATGATGATGAAATCACCATGGTAGTCGATGATCCAGCAAGTCTGGATCCAATGTTTAATCTTTCACACTAACCGGCGTAATTCGATTGATTCGCCACCAACGGAGAATATAGAAAATGATTGATGATAATGATGATGATAATGGTTGGGACACCATTGATACCAAGAATCCCGCCTCCCCTCCCCAAATTGAACCAGAAGTTGAACTTGAAGAAACAGAAGTTGATTCTGTAGAAATTCAGGAAGAACAGCCTGAAGAACTCAAGGGTATCAACACCAAGGGTGCTGAGAAGAGAATCAGAAAGCTTGTTGCCCAGCGCAAGGAGCGTGATGAACAGCTGGCCCTTGCCGTCGAGAAGATCAAGTATCTTGAATCAGCCCTCTCAGACAAAGACAAGAATATCTCTGACTATCGCAGACAGTCTGTAGATTCCAAGAAGGAAGAGATCAAGCGCAGAGTCGAGGCAGCGCAGATGTCTTTCTCCCGTGCTTTTGATGATGGAGACAAGGACAATCTGGTAAAAGCCCAGAGTGATCTTGCTGAAGCACAGGCTGAGTTGAAGATGCTTGAATATGCAGATATCATGGGTAATAGAAATACCCACAAGGCCCCGGTACAAAACACCGTGGAACGCCCTGCAGTAACCCAGTATGACGAGGGTGCCGTGGAGTGGGCCAAGAAGAACGAATGGTTTGGCAAGGACAAGATTGGTACATCCATTGCCCTTGCCGTGGATCAGTCCCTCAAGGATGAGGGTTTTGATCCAAGAGATGATGAGTTTTACGAGGAGCTTGATCGGAGACTATCCAAGGAGCTTCCTTCCAGACTTCGTCCTAGTGGTGACGCAAAACCCACTCAGGTGGTAGCCGGTCAATCACGCAGACAGGCACCCTCCAACAAGGTTAGACTGACTCAGGATGATGTTAGTCTTGCCAAGAAATGGGGCATTCCACTTGAACGGTATGCAGCCGAAAAGAAAAAGGCAGAGAGATCTGCTGGCGATTATACCAACATTGGTTAGCGTGGGAGAAACATAAGTCATGGCACGAGTAGTTGAAAGACAGTCAAGAACTGATAACGAGCGAGACCGGGATTCCCGTCTCAATACATATGAACGTCCCAACTGGCTGGACATTCCGGAACATGTCAAGGATTCATTCTTTGACAAGGGCTTTGCCCTGAAGTGGATCCGCATTTCAGTCAGAGGCGAAGAGGATACCAAGAATATTGGTGTCCGCCTTAACGAAGGTTGGGAATTTGTCACCGAGGAAGAATGCCCTGATATGGCTCGTAATTTCAAGGGTCTTGACGTCGGTCGTCTCTCTGGTTGTGTTATTCGAGGGGATGTAGCCCTTGCCAAGATCCCCCTTGAACTGAGAGAAGATCGGCTTAATAGGTCAGCCGAAAGAACCAGAATCCTCAATGAGGCAGTCAATCACAACCTCATGAGAGACAATGATTCACGGGCTCCTATTACTAATGCCAGCAGAACAAGGGCAAGGACGGGCAAGTCCGCTCATTTCGATGGGTAAGACTGGCCACTCAAGGCTATATAGGAGGAATTTCAATGGCTTTGAATAAAGGTCTAAATGGCCTAGTCCCTGCTAGAATGCGAGGCTCAGGTGCTAACTCAGGTGGCACCACCCGCTATCGCATTGCCAACGCTTTCGGCACCAGCATGTTTACCGGTGACGTTGTAAAGCTTGGTTCAAGCGGGACTGTTGAGGTCATCACTACTACCACTGACCATGCTCTTGGCGTTCTCATGGGCGTCGAGTATGTTGATCCCGTCAGCAAGCAGCCTGTGTTTGGTCGTTATTGGCCAGCCAGCACGTCTTCAGTTGATGGTTCACCCTTTGCAATCGTCATGGACGATCCAAAGGCTACCTACGTAGTTCAGGCTGATGCCACCGTTTCACTCGGTGACGTTGGTATCAACTACACTGTTACCCTTGGTGCAGGTTCAACCCTGACTGGCCGTTCTGGCTTTGGTCTACAGGTTGCCGGTCGCACCGCTGGTTCTGCAATGCTACAGGTTATCGGTCTGAACAATATTCCAGACAATGCCTTTGGCGATGCAAACCCCAAGGTTGAGGTCCGAATCGTACAGCATGTCGATTCCTACACCTCAGCAGCACAGAGCTAAGGGAGGTTGAGACATGGCTATTAATCGTGCTGATATTGCCAAGCAACTTCTTCCCGGTCTGAATGCAATCTTCGGTCTGGAATATTCCGCTGTAGACGAGGAGCATATGCCCCTCTTCGACATCGAATCTTCAGATCGTGCATTTGAGGAAGAAGTGCTAATGACCGGCTTTGGTGCTGCTCCAACCAAGGCCGAGGGTTCAGCCGTTGTCTACGATACCGCTCAGGAATCATGGACTTCACGCTACACCCACGAGACTGTCGCCCTTGCTTTCGCAGTCACTGAGGAAGCAATGGAGGACAACCTCTATGACACGTTCGCCAAGATCCGTGCCCGTGCCCTTGCCCGTGCAATGGCTCAGACCAAGCAGGTCAAGGCAGCCAACGTGTACAACAATGGTTTCTCTGCTGCCTACCCCGGTGGTGACGCTGTTGCACTGTTCTCCAGTGCACACCCCACTGTCGGCGACGGCAACCAGTCAAACCTAGAGACCGCTGCCGATCTGGCAGAGGGTACCCTTGAGACCGCCATCATCAACACCCACAAGATCAAGGATGATCGTGGCATCTTCATCGGTGCTTCACCAGTCTCACTTCATGTTGCCCCTGATGGCCAGTTCGATGCAGATCGTATTCTGGCCTCCCCCGGCCGTCCAAGCAGCCCGAACAACGACATCAACGCTGTTCGCAACCTTGGTCTCGTCCCACAGGGTTACTATGTCAACCGTCGTTTCACCGACGCAGACGCATGGTTCCTCCGGAACGACTGTCCCAATGGCACGAAGCTCTTCGTCAGAGCCCCTCTTGCCACGAAGATGGAGCCAGACTTCGACACCGGCAACCTTCGCTTCAAGGCCCGTGAGCGTTATAGCTTCGGCTGGAGTGATTGGCGTCAGTGGAGAGGCAATGCAGGCGTCTAATCTCCATTAGACTAAGGAGAGGGGGAATTCCGGTTGGAGTTCCCCCTTTTTCTATTTATAATTGGCTTAGATCATCGGCATATGTCGATATAAAAAGGATTGTTAGACATGTCAACAAATGTAAAGGCTTATTTTGTTTCCGCCTCCACAACTCTGACCAATGCCGGTGGACGCCTCCACGGTGTTAACTTTGTCGGACATGGTGCAGGCGGAGATCCAGCCAAGATTATTCTGAGAGAAGGGGCCAGCGCCACTGGTAATATTGTTCTTACCCTTAGTGCAAAAAACAATGATGTGAACGACATTTATATTGCCGACCATGGTATCCGATTTGATGGCGGTCTCTACGTAGAAATGCCCACCTCTTCTCATGCAACAATTCTGGTAGGCTAATGGCAAAGATGCCCAAACTTTCTGTCAAGAAAGGCGAGAAGCTTCCAACTTCTCAGGGTGCCGGTCTTACTGAGAAGGGCGTCAGAAAATATCGTCGTGCCAATCCGGGATCAAAACTCCAGACTGCTGTAACGGAAAAGAGTCCC